TTTTTCTTAATTAGTTCAACTGCCTTATCATCAATGGTGTTATCAGTAGATGCTGAATAAGCTTCTAGTAGTTGTATAACTAATTCCTTTACAGCAGAAGAACTGAGGAACGCCATGAGGACGGGTTTGATAAGTACGATCATTTTTTCTTTTTGAATGGGTTGATGTTCCAAGATTTTTTATCTTCTTTGGATGATTTTGTTGATTTAAGATAGGCAGATATAGCAATTACATCACTACACATGCTTTCTACTCTTGAGCCAGGTTTCAACATAAAACCTTTAGTTTGCAGCTCTGCACATTTTAATGTTCTAACTAATTCGTAGTCTAAACGCATCTTTTCTTCTTGCCGTGCAGCAATAGAAAGACAACGTTTTAATCCTCTACGATCTAATGGAATCATGAAGTTAATTTGACCTCCCCAGTTCTCAGCCATTGTATAGCTAGAAGGTCTCATTCCATCTTCATCTATATCCCAAGGTTTTGTATGATTTCCCATATAGAATGGTGAGAAAGTCATAGTTGATCCATTACAGGATATGTTAGGTCCATAGTGCTGTCTTGACGGTGCTCCGTTGTTCTGAAATTGCACCGCTTGGTTGGTTACATTTCCCGTTGCAGCAGCTACTGGATTACTAACATTATTTGTTTCATCTTCTGCCCGAACTGGTGCTACTGAGAGAAGACTGATAAGGAGGTAGTAGTAGAGGTGACATCTATTTCTCTGTCTATTACTTCTACCGATAACACTTGACTTGCTGCTCTTGTTGTTATCTCTAGTGAGAAAGGATCTCCAGCTGTGTGTAAAGTGTATATTGAATCTGAATCGGCTATACCACCTGATGAAGCTGATGTATGAGTGATGTTTTCTCCACTCCATGTGTTTAATGCAGACCCATAAGTTGTCGTGGTTATCTCTTCCACGATCTCTTGAGTCGTTGTCGTTGTACTGTTCATCGAACCCTGGGTGAAGTTTGGGGTCACTAATTCTGCTCTCGCTACCGAGGGGGATAACAGTGCTAAGAGTACTAGCCATTTTTTCATTGTTTTGCTGTTGAATTTCCGTTCTTTTTACCGTTACCGTTACCAGTAGTTAAACCAAATGTCGCTAAAGCTCCAGTAAATATCGACGCAGGAAACGTGATATCCCCACCTGGGCTTTTCTTTATCATAGGTATTTCTACATAGTTTAATGTAATAATAAAACCACTCCAAACCACAACACCTAAACGTACAAATGTACCAAGGATTTGAATTTGATGTTCTTGATCTTCAGCAGCATCTTTTAACTTACCGAAGAATCCTTTTTCTTCTTTCGCTTTTGCTTCCATGTGTCGATTTTCTTTTGTAAGAATTTCTGTACTTTCTTTTTAATTGGTTCAAATAAAGATTGAGTAATAGATGTTGTAGCTACTGCTACTACTGCTGTAGTAACTGCTGTAACAACTACTGCTGTTTCAGGTATAGGTACCTGTATATCTATTACTGGTATTTGTAATTTAGGTGGTTCAGGTTGTTCTGATGATTCAGCCTTTACGTCTTCAGGAGCTTCCAAATCACTCGGAGGAATAACCATTGGTTTATATGATGGTATCCGAGCTGTAGGAGGTTTGAAGTAAAGAGCATCTGGTTTTGGAATATTTGCTCTAGGTAGATGTATTTTAATACTTCGACTTCCCTAAAGTTACAGCTGCATCCTGTGCAGTAAAATCTTCCGTAGTCCAGATAGAGGTAGTACCATCTTCTTTTTTGTATGCCTTTACGATTTCTAGATGATCTACATTACGTTTAAGAGTATCTTTGTCTTCATCTGTAATTGTATCTTGAGCAGCGATTTTATTTATTAAGGTAACGCTATCACCTGCATTAGTAAAGATTTGAGCTATTTCTTCAGTTGTTCTTTCAGCCATTTTGTTTGAGTGTTTGAATTTCTTGTTTTAATTCTTGAATTGCCTTTACTAGTACTGGGACAAGCTTTCCGTAAGAGGCTTCAAGTCGATCAGGATTTTTGTCATAAACCAAACCTAGATAATCAGCGTCATTTTCTTTTTGAGCTTTTTGGAAATCTTGAGCTATAAAACCAGCTTCATAAGAACCATCTTTCGTAATGCCTTCTCTTGAATTCCATTTGAATTTGACAGGTCTTAATTGACTTACAAAGTCGAGTCCAGCAGGTAACTCTTCTATTTGCGTTTTATCTCGTTCATCAGAAAGAGAATTAATTGTTTGCACTTGGCAACGCAAGGAAGAGATATTACTATTACCTAGTGTTACCTCGTTATCAACATCTACTGCTGAAGATTCTGCGTCATATCCAAGTATTACATTATTAGATCCTGTTGTTAAAGTGTTACCAGAGTTAGAACCAAGTGTTGCGTTGTTTGATCCCGTTGTCAAAGAATATAAAGCTCGTCTTCCTATACCTGTGTTGTGATCTCCGTCCGTTGCAACTTTACCAGAACCATTACCGTAGAAAGAATTATATTCTCCAGTAGTTACAGCTTTACCTGAATTAGTACCTGAAAAAGTGTTATATGATCCTGTTGTGATTCCACCTCCAGCTTCAATACCTGTCAACGTATTTTGAACACCTGAAGTAATAGCATCACCTGCTGCATATCCTAGTGCAGTGTTGTTATTTCCAGTAGTTAGTGATTTAAAAGTATCTCTACCAACTCCAGTGTTGTAATTACCATTAGAATAGTCTTTTCCAGATCCTCTACCTATAAAAACATTATCTTGTCCACTTTCTGACATTTTACCAGCTTCGTACCCAATGAATATATTATTGTATCCATAATTAAGTTTTCCAGCAAAAGTACCGATAACTACACAATTATTAGAATTATTTCCATTTTCTCCTGCTTGCTGTCCGATCAGGACATTGTAACCACCACTTGTATTAGCTCTGTATCCAATGCATACGTTAGCAGAATCATCTGTTATATCGTCTCCAGCTTCGACTCCTACACAGGTATTTGTCACTCCAGTATTAATTTGCTTTCCAGCCTGTTCTCCTATACAAACATTTCGGTCTCCAGTCGTTATAGCTGTACCAGCATCATATCCATATAGAGAATTTTTTGTAGCATCTGTACCAGAAAAACTATCTCCAGCATTAGTACCAGCTACAGTATTTTCTTGTGCATCACTGGACAATCCGCCACCACCGCCGCCTGCTGCTGCTTCCCAACCACATTTACCATTCGCATCGACTGTTAGAACATAATCTTCTGTCGCCGTAGTATCTTTTAAATCGAAATTCAAGCCAGGAATACGAAAAGATGTGATATTTGTATCACCTAAAGTAATCTCATTACTTGTACTATTTGACCCTGCTGCATCGTGCCCAATAACTATATTATTGCTGCCATCTGTAGCACCTCCAGCACCTGCTCCAATAAATATATTATCACTACCTGTCGTAGCACCAGTAACAGCTTGTCCAATAGTAATGTTAGAACTTCCTGTGGTTATTTGTCCACTACTATTTCCGACTGAGACGTTCATCGCTCCCGTCGTAATAGTCTGACCAGCTGCATTGCCGAGACAGGTATTAGCCCCGCCATCAACAATGGCTTTTCCAGCATCATGTCCGAAAACTGTTGTGTTATTTGCTGTGGTAACAGCCTTTCCTGCATCACTACCTACGATTGTGCATCGATCTGCTGTACTTAAAACCAGTCCAGAGTTAAATCCATAAAGTGTGTTCTCAGCAGCACCACTAGCTAAAGCATTACCAGCACTTGAACCTGCGTATGTGTTGTTACCTGTATTAGAAGCAGAAGCCGTGTTATCCTTAAGTTTTACATATGTTTCACCTGTAGACGGACCACTACCGCCACCTCCACCAGACCCAACCTCAACGACTGAGCCTCCAGAAGTCTTTGTAAATACGCCACCATCAGAAGTATTGATAGCTAATTCACCTACAGTTAGATCACTAGCTGAAGGGTCAGCAGCTTTTCTTTTATGTAGTATATTTGTCATTTACCATGTACCACCATCAATTTGACCTACAGTTAATACACCACTATTGGGGTTATAAGATAATCCTGTATCTGTTTCAATTCCTTGAGTACCTGTAGCTCCATCTACAAATGTTAGATATACAGTTTCATCTGTTGAGTTATTAGCTGAAGCTGTTACGTTTGTTGCTTCTGTTGCTGTAGCTGCAGTACCAGTTGTATCTTGGTTAAGTGTTCCTACTACAAGATCGATAGTTCCATCAGCATCTTGATATGTAGCTGTAATACCTGTTTCAGTATTACCAGTAAACATAGCTCCTACTTTATCTTGAACTTGTTCATCTGATAATCCAGCAGATGCAGCCCATTTCAAACCTCCACCTTGAGATGAATCAGCTGTTAACACATAATCATCTGTAGGACTATTACTGATATCTAACTTACCTTCTACAATTGAATCATCTCCAATACGTGCAGCTGGAATAGTACCACTATTTAAATTAGATGCATTACCAGCAGTAAAGCTACCAGCAGATCCAGATGTATTACCAGTTACGTTACCAGTTACATTACCTTCTAAATTACCTACAAGTGTACCTGTAGTAACTGTTAAGTTACCAGTTGAATCTGCAGTATCTGTAGTTGTACCTAATAAAAACTTATCTGACGATTCATCCCATCCAATAAAAGCATTATCACCAGTTGAACCTCTTTCAATCAATAACCCGCAATCATTAGCATTTGAACCGGCACCACTATTTAATTCAAGTAGACTATCTGAAACAGTTGTATTTGTAGTTGCTACGGTAGTTGTTGTACCATTAACTGTAAAGTTACCAGTAACTACAACATTATTACTAAATGTCTTATCACCAGCTACTGTTTGTGCAGTTGTTAAGTCACAAAATGCTCCTGAACCACCAATCTTAATTACACTAGCTGCATTACTGCCACTAGTTCCTTCACCATAATAAAGTATATCATTACCTTCAGTAAACGCTAATTCTGCGTTTGCTAGATCTGAGCTGCTAGGTGCTGATGACCCAGTAGATCTTTTTATTCTAATTTGAGCCATGTCTTATTAAAAGGATCCTCCATCCACGATAGTTGACAATGTTTGATTTGTATCTGCTTTGAATTTAGCAGCAGAAGAACTATAATAAATAACAGAACCATCTACTGCAGCTGTTTGATCTATAACAAAATCAGCGAATCCATCTAGTTTGGTTTTGTCTTCATCAGTCATGAGTCCCCATGCTGATGTGGTGGCGGCAGGTAAATCTATATTACTACCTGTTGAAGATGTTATTGATAAACCAGCTCCAGAAGTACTGACACCTAAGTTTGTCGAACTTCCTCCTGAACCTCCGTCTCCAGTTACATCAATTAATTGAGAACCTTCTTTAACATATAATTGGTTCTGGTCTTCAGCATAAACAATTTCACCTTCTTGTAAATCATTTATGCTGGCATATAAATTTGAATAGGAACCCCTAGCCAATTTAATAGGGGTTCTAGTTGCTGGGGTTGCCATAATTTAAGATCCGAAATCTCCTCCGTCAAATTCATCGGGAACAGTTACTGAAGAACTGCCATTATCAAAATTACCTCCATCCATAAAATGATTTTGAAGGTATGTATTTAACATATAATGTGATGAACCAAATCTACCTAAAGTTATTGATTCAACTAATCCACTAGCAGGCCACCCTATATGTTTACCATTGGCATCATAATTTCTATATGTCATAATTAATTAAAAGTTAGGGTCAGCTGATAAATCGATTAAGTAAGTAATAGTAGATTCTATATCTGATTTAGTGCTGTTATCAGTAGCATCATTACTAATATCCAAACAGTTAACAGTTGCTGTACTAGCATTATCTTTTATTTCTTTAAAAACAATATAACCTGTTTTTGCTTTTGTTGGAGTACCTGAAGTGTATACATCCTCACTTATCACTCTTGCTATTACCCAGTCAATACCATCTTCAAAATTAACCTTATCAAAATGTACTGGTGAAGTATGCATATCTGTTATCGGTTTAAATGGTAAAGATACTCTTAAATCTCCTGTAGGAGTAGATGATCCATCTCTATAGATATTAGATAGTTTTAAGAAAACAGTACAAACATTACCATTTAATATATATCGTTGGTTGCTAATATTTTCCATTTGATGTTTATTATTTCCATCTGTATCTCCGTCTATTTGGGTCGCACTAGCAGTAGTACTTCCATATACTAAAGGTGTGTATTCTTGAGGTTTAATTCCATCACCAGATGCATATCCTTTAATAGTTCCTTGTCCTAAGTTAATACTTTGTGGATTAATTCGGAAAGCATATTTTTCATCTGCTGGTAAATCTTTCCAAGCTGCATTACCTTCACCTCTGTTAATACCTAGCTGAGCAAGGTTTACATTACCCACATTTACAAAACGTGAGTCGCTTGGAGTTGCACCGCTAGTAGCTTTAGTAGGATCAAAGGTTTGATAAATATTATAGTTATCTATAGTACCTAAATATTTATTATCAGAACCTTTTGCGAAAACAGCTTGAGCTGGGCCATCTGTAATAGTTAAATTATTAATACTAAAGGTTTCATTAGTATTAGAAATAATTTCTATACCTACATCTGCTTTATTGTAAAACCCATTAATAGTTAAATTATTAATAGTTAAATTTCTAACAGAAGCTCTTATATGAACAACTCGTCCATCCATTTGACCTGTTGTATCCGTATCAGCTACTAAATTACTACAACTTACATATCCATCAGCTATTAAATTACGATCTTTAGAACCATCAGAAATAAGTAAGTTATTTATTTGAACGCCATTATAACCTGATACTTCAAAACATCTTGCAGGTTTACTTATATCTGCAGTAGTATCAGAACCATCTGAAGCTTGCTTTTTAAAAGTTCGGTTACATGGAGCAATAATTTGAATATTATTAAAACTTACGTTATTAGCAGTAGCACTATAACCATCATCACTTAATGA